CCAGCAATGCCAGTGCACCCAATGCAGGACAAATTCGGTCAAGTTATCCTGATGGCAGGAATGTCAAAACTTGAAATTACTGCACTAAATATCCTGACTTCACAATTACGCAAAAATAATGTAGAGGATCTATCCTCTGAAGATATTACTTTTGTAATTGGTCAATCTTATGAAATAGCAGAGGAATTCTGTGCATTTATTGAAACTAAAAGTGAAAAGGAAAGTAGTATAATAATTTAAAAGTGTAAACCAATGACAAATGATCTACACGAAAAATTGTTATCCCGAAAATTTAAACAAAACTACCAGCCACCTGATGAAAATATAATTTTTACTATTGATGGTAAAAATATAGGTTGTGCCCAGTCATTTGTTTGCTTCCAGGGATTACCAAAAGCTGGTAAAAGTACATTTATCACCAGTGCCATTGCTTCCGCATTTACTACCTGGGACATATTTGGGATGAAATTAAACTTTCCACAAAATAGAAAGCGAATCTGTTATATAGATACAGAAAGCAGTGATTTTGATTATTACAGGGTACTGGACAGGATCAGAACGCAAATAATAACTGATCATTTACCCCACAATTTTGACAGTTTTCTGTTCCGGGAAGATTCACCCAATGAAATCCAAAAAATGGTTGAAATCTATTTACAGGAAAACCCTGACTGCTCAATTTTGGTACTGGATGGGATTCTGGATTTAATTTCTGATTTTAATTCAGTTGAACAGTCTTTTTACCTTATTCAATGGTTAAAAAAAATAACTAAAATTCATAATTTACTGATCCTTTGCGTACTGCACCTGGGCAAAAAAGATCAAAACAGTATTGGTCATATAGGATCCTACCTGGACAGAAAAGCACAATCAGTTTTAAAGATTGAAAAAAACAAAGAAAACAAGACTATTGATCTTTCAGCAACTTTTTTAAGAAGTTCAGATGAATTTAACCCAATTTCAATTTACTATTCAGGATCATCCTGGACACAGGCACACAATGCACAGGATAAAACAGGAACCTATATTTTCGGGATGGAAAAGACCAGTTTAATCAACAGGATCCTTTTTCAACCACGAAAATATTCTGAAATGTTATCTGATCTTGAGGAATTTACTGGTAAGGGTTCAACCACTTGCAAAAAACTTTTGAAAGATTGGTTATTGGATGGATCAATAATTAAGTCAGGTGATATGTATAAACAAAAATAATATGACCCACGGATCACTATTTTCAGGCATCGGAGGATTTGACTTGGCTGCTGAATGGATGGGATGGGAAAACAAATTTCATTGTGAATGGAATACATTTGGGCAAAAAGTTTTACACCATTACTGGCCACAAGCTGAACAATTTACAGACATTAAAAAATCTAACTTTACTAAATATGCAAACAGAATTGATATTCTCACAGGAGGATTCCCTTGTCAACCATATTCAAGTGCAGGAAAAAGACTTGGAAAAGAAGATGACAGACACCTCTGGCCAGAAATGCTTAGAGCAATTCGAGAGATTCAACCGCGTTGGGTTGTGGGCGAAAACGTTCGCGGACTTACTAATTGGAATGGAGGGTTGGTATTCGATGAAGTGCAAGCTGACTTGGAAGCTCAAGGCTACGAAATTACACCGTTTCTACTTCCAGCTTGTGCCGTCAACGCACCACATAGGAGAGATAGAATCTGGTTTGTTGCTTACTCCTGGAACAATAAATATTGCAGAAACACCAGAGGAATATCAGATCAGGCAGACCAAAAGGACAAACGATGGTTTGAACAAAGCACCACATCCCAACAACAAATACAATTGCCTTCTGAGTCAAGTTCTTTATTCAGGGATGTTGCCGACACCACGCACATCAGACGAGAGGATGCATTGGAAAACGGAGAATTGGAAAGGGGACGATTTGGGCAGTCACATCAACGAAATGCTTGGGACTCGTTCCCATCTGTCTCCCCAATTTGTATTGGAGATGATGGGATTTGCGACCGATTGGACTCTATTACCTTTTCTAAATGGAGAAACGAGTCAATCAAAGCAGCAGGAAATGCAATAGTTCCGCAAGTGGTTTATCAGATATTTAAAGCGATTGAACAATATGAAAAAAAATAGGATCAGTCGCCCGATCCTACCTTGACAAATGATCTTTCTAACGAAAAACCACTTTCCCTTCACCACGAAAATAGAAAATTTCTAACAAAATGAAACTTTACACTGCCATTATTTTTTTTAAACCTGAAATGAAAATTTCTCCCCGAAAATATCGGAATATTAACAACGTTGATAATCTCCTCAAATTTGCTCTAAAAAGTGGTGGTTGGTATGTGAACCTTTATGACAAGAGAACGAAGGAATTTGAGGCACGAAAATACCTCACAGAGGCATCCTGACAAAGATTAACACTGCACACAAACACAAAAGGGGCAATTTGCCCCTTTTTTAGTTGCTAAAGGTGAAGGAAAAGTGAATTTGATGAATGTTGGTCAGTTTAGGTCAGTTTTACTGCTGGTCAAAATGGTTCAGGAAACCTGGTTAGGACACTTGCACCCCTAAAGGGGTGCAAGTGTACCTATATACTGACCTGGTTTCTGACCTTGATTGACCTAATGTTTGTTTTTTTAAATTTTATTTAATAACTTTGGGTAATTATTTGAAAATTTTGAAAATGAAAAATTGGATTTTAATTGGTTTGGCTGGGTTAACTGGATGGTATTTGCTCGGCAAAAGTCAGTTAGCAAACAGAACAAAATTGATCTTTAAAAAACTTGGCTTTGCCAATAAAAAATTCCAATTATTTTTTGGTGTTCAGAATCCAACCGGACAAAGTGCAAAGGTTTCTGCCATCACTGGTGAAGTTTATTTGGGTGATAAATTAATTGCTGATTTTTCTAGCTTTGCAGAACAAAAAATTGCTGCCAGGTCTGAATCTGAATTTAAAATACAGGCTTCTCCTACTATTGGAATATTGCAATTAATTACTTCAAAAAATTGGTTAAAAAAAGGTTTGCAATACACAATAAAAGGCACTGGTAATTTTGATGGTATTGTGGTTCCTTTTGACTATAAAGCGAATTTAATCTGATGCAGAAAAATTTACTTTTGGGTAGATTAAAAAGTTTTGGTGGAAACTCCAAAATGTTGGTCAGGGATCAACAGGTTCCTGATATTATTTCAGCGATGCTTTCTGCTCACAAAATGTATGCCAGTGAATATGATAAAATTAGTAAAGATTTTTATTCAGGTGATGGGGTACAAACTGCAAAAAAGTTGTTTGAATTTCTTAAAAAGAATGTCAGATATAAAATTGAAAGTGACCAGGCACAAAGGATAATGTCACCAGCAGCAATATTGTCACTGGGAAAAAATGACTGCAAAAATTATGCTTTGTTTATTATGGGAGTGCTGGACAGTCTAAAAAGAAAAGGACTGATAAACAACAAAATATATTACAGGTTTGCCAGTTACAGACTCCTGGATGAAATCCCACATCATGTTTTTGCAGTTATCCAGGATCAGCAAGGCAATGAATTTTTTATTGATCCTGTACTTTCAAAATTTAACGAAAGAAAAACTTACTATCACAAAATAGATAAAAAACCGTCTATGCCACTTTATTCAGTTTCAGGTATTGGTGCACCTAAAAAGAAAACTGCTGCAAAGGCAGTTTCACCAGCTGCACCGAAAGAAAAAAAGAAAATTGTTCTTAAAATAGCACTGGCACCAGCAAGGGGATCTTTTCTTTTGTTGGTTGGTCTAAATTTTATGGGATTAGCTACAAAGTTAAAAAATGCGTTTGCTAATAGGGCGGATGAAACGCAAAACTGGTGGAAAAACTTGGGAGGTAATCCAAACGAACTTTTAAGAAAAACTGAACAGGGGGCAAAAAAGAAACGTATTGCTGCTGCTGATGTTGAATTCAATTCTGAAGGTCAGGTTGGAGTAGTTGCTACTGGTACTGCTGCTGCTGCTGCCACTGCTGCCCCTATTCTGATTAAATTAGCTGAATTTCTGTCAAAATTAGGAATTGATGTAAAAGAAGTTGCAGAAGTTGGTAAAAGAGTATTGTCAAAGCAAGTTAAAAATGTAGTGGAAAAAAGGCTGGAAAGTGATGCAAAGGTTGAACAGGCTACACAGGATCAAGTTGATCGTATTGTGAACCAGGCTGAAAATTTTAATGCTGATGGATCTAAAAAAATGAATTATTTACCCATAGTAATTGGTGGAGCAGTAATCATTTATCTGATCAGTAGAAAAAAATAATCACTTTCACTTCTCCTTTAATATGTATTCAAACTATCCAGCACAGGCAAGTAAAAACGCAACTGAAGGATATGTTTTAAATATGATAAAAGGAAGTTGCAAAAATGCAACTGGTGTGAAAACAGGGATAAAGTTGATAAATAGAGAAGTTTTGAATGAAAAATTTGTGAAAAAAATTTATTCATACTTAAAAAGGGCAAAAGTTTATGTTGGGGATAAGGATAAGTGCGGCTATATTAGTTATCAATTATGGGGTGGCAATGAAATGCTTACCTGGTGTGAAAAAACATTAAAAAAATAAATTATGACTGCAAAACAAAAGGCAGCAAGGGCAAATTTTAAAAAGGCGGTTACTGAAGCACAAAAGTTAAGGAAAAGCAATCCTAAACTAACGCAAGCACAGGCACTAAAACAAGCATTTGCTAAAAATAAAAAAGTTGGTGAAGTAAAAAAGAAAGCTGCGCCTAAAAAGAAGGATGCACCAAAAAAGAAGGCTGCACCTAAAAAAGCTGCATTGAAAAAAGCTGCACCAAAAAAGAAGGCTGCACCTAAAAAAGTTGCATCAAAAAGAATTACTGATATACATAAAGACACAAAAAGCCATAACGTTAATATTAGAGTAGTATCTGGTCTAAAAAAAGGTATTAATCAAAGTATGCTATCTCTTTTAAAGGAATATATAGCAGTATATAAATTTTCTGATAATACATCTAATTATGAAATGTTTAGGGCTACTTCATTAGTAGAAGCTAAAAAATTTGCACAATTTCATAAACGTAAAGAAAATATTAAAGCAAAAGTTATAGTAAAACTGATAAAAAATTAATATAAAAATCTTGGGATTGCTTCCCACATAAACAAAAAAAACAAAAAAAATGGCTCGTAGAAAAAAAAGGTCTGCCCCCAGCCGTCGTACAAAATCACGCAAAATGGGAGCAATCGGAAAATCTTTCTTCATGGATGCTCTTGGATTGGTAGCTGGTGCAGCTGCTGCCAGGGTTTTGACCAGTTCAGGTAAGATCCTTCCAAACATTGATCCAAAAATTAAAAGTGCTGGTGTAGTTGCTATTGGTGCATTCTTCCCCAAACTTGTAAAAGGATCTCTTGGTCAGTCTATTGGTAACGGTATGGTTGCTGCTGGTGGTCTTGGACTGCTCCAGTCAACTGGTGTACTCGGTGCAATGGATCAAGCAATGGAAATCCCTGTATCTGTTATGGCTGGTGATGATCTTTCTGTAATCGCTGGATATTCTGAAGATAATCTTTCAGTAATCGCTGGCATGGATGAAGAATATTCTTTCTAATTAAAAAAAAGTAAAAATTAAATAAAATGGCAACACAACACGGTGCAAGGCTTGTTTTTGACAATGCCAAAAATCTCGTTAACAATGCTGGTTTCTCTGCTGGTCAAGCAGTATTGTCCCAGTCTTATATTCGTTCTGAAGTAGCAATGTCAACTTCTACTACTTCTTACCAGATCCCCATACTTACGAACTCAACTGGTGCAAATACAAATTTCGCCACAAACCAACTTTTACAACTCCAGGATGCCTTCGTGGTAGCGAGTATAGGAGTCTTCGTAGCTGCTCCAGCTGCTTCTACAACTACTGCTTTTCCTTTGTTTACTTATCCTAATGCTGTAACTTTTTCAACTGCTGGTGCTGCTACTGCTCTTTATAATTTGTACAATGGTAAACTTTCTGTTGTAGTTAATAATAGGCAGATTGTTCCAGCTTGGGATCTTTACAGGCATTTGTATGTACCAATGTTCCAGCAAGGTTCATCAGCAAGTCAAACCAATGGTGGTATAGATGAAAACGATGCAACTGAATATGGTTATTATCCAGTAGAACCAAACATTGTTTTGGTTGGATCAAAGAACAACGTAATCAGCTTGGAGCTTCCAGGTGCAATCTCTACTCTCCAGGGATCAACTGCCCCAAGGATTGTAGTTATTATGCGTGGTATCTTGGCACAAAATGTTACTCCTGTTAGATAATAACTAAATCTAACTTCTGAATTGGAAAGGGGGATGCCACAGTAAATCCAGAACCCCTATTTTTTTCGTTCTAAAAAAAACAAAAAATGAACAAAGTTCAGAACTACGAATTTATTGAGGTAGTTGTTCCACAATCATCTACTGGAACGCGTTTCTACTTCCCTGATCAGCCGCAACTTCGCTTTGTATCTTTGCTTAACCTGGTCTGTTATACTGCTGATACAATCACAAACAGTGTTTTGAGTGGAAATGCTTTGCTTTCACTTGCAAATTTGAAAACAACTTATTTGGTACTATACTACAATGATAAAGAATCAGTTAACCGTATTCCTGTACTGGAATTGAATAGGGTTGTTTCAAATGCTGCTACTGCTGCTTATAGCTTTGATATCACACCATTTGCTGGTCAGCAGATCATTTGGGCAAAATCTTATATACAAACTCCTACTGCATACGGTTCCATCAGTGGATCAAATTTCAGTGTTTGTTTTGGTGTTTACTATGCCTAAAAAATCACTTTCCTTTCACCTTTAATATAATTGTATGGCGAATCCGAATAATGCTGGAATTGTTGGAACTTCTGATGTGATGGAGTGGTATGATCGTAATGCTCCAACTCATTTTTGGTCTGTTACTGATTCAAAGGGAAGGTTTATATTTTTAAATGTTGAAAATGATGAAAATATATCCAGGGAAAAATTGGAAGCTAACATAAGAGCTGCCGAATCTCAAGGTATTGAAGCAACATATACATTAAATATATATCCAAAAGTTCCTAAATGCGGTTATTATTCAAAAAGGGATGAACCAATGGTTGTATGTGTATTTAGACCAACTGCATTTAATCCAATTTCCTATCAACCAATGAATCAAATGGGTTATCCTGGTCAACCTAATTTGATGAATGAAATTAATGCTTTGAGGTCAGAAATTGCAGCTTTGAAGATGCAACAGGAAATTGATGATCAGGATGATGATGATGATGAACCGGAAGAAAATTTCCTTTCCGGTTTGATGAAATCTCCGCAAATACAGACAATGATACTTTCACAACTTTCCAGCTTATTTGCACCTGGTCAAAAGGTTACTCACGTAGCTGGTATTGAAAAAACGGAAACAATGGCAAATGAAAACGAAATTGAAAACGAAGAACGCATTTATAACGCAGTTGAAAGGCTGAAATTGGTTAATGAACATTTGGCAAGTGATTTAGAATTGCTTTGCGAAATGGCGGAAACTGATAAATTCCAGTTCAACTTTCTTTTGAAAATGTTAAGAAAATAAGATATGCCGGAAATTACTGCTGACAAGATTATTGGAAAAACACTATTTGCCAAAAAAGATTTGACCAGGTTAAATTCTTCCCTGGTTAAAATTGGAACCATTGTGAAAGGATCACCGGTGGGGCAAGTTTATTCATATATTCAAAGAGGTGGAAATGTTTATTGGCAGTTTATTGACTTTAACAATAAACCTTATTTTATCCTTCACACTGCTGATAGTTTTAAATTCACTGGTGATGTTAAACAGGCAGTCCAGGAACAAAAAAAGGAAGTTGAAAAGTTAGAAAAACAAGAAAAAGGATCAGTACCATTTTATATTGAAAAATATGGCAAATGGATATTGTTATATGGAATAGGTGCTTATTTGATAGCAACATACATTAAATCAAGAAAATGAAAAACAAAGGGTTAATTTATATCCTCTTAGCTGGTGGTGCAATTTTGTTGCTATCAATGAAAAAAAAAGGATCTTATAAAATAGAGGTACCTGCACCTGAAAAAATTACTGCTGAACAATTTAGACAACCTTCGCTTATTCAAAAAGTAAGTAAGGCAGTTAAAAAGGTGGCACCAGTGGTAAAAAAGGCAGTAAAAGCTGCAAAACAAAAACGATCAATGAAAATTGGTCAATTTCCTGATATGTGCTAAAATATAATAAAATGACTCCACAACATTTAAAAATAAATATTCAGGATGAAATTTCAGCTGATCAGTTGCGGTTGAAATATAATAAGCAAATGTCTGAAAGGGCAAGGTATGACGCTGAAAATAGTGTTTCCAAGTCAACCGGGCAGCCTTTTCAAAAATATTATGTAGAAACTAAAGTTTTTTACACTACTGCCAACATAGGATCAGAATGTAATGAAATTACATTTATCAATGGGGGTACAACTAATTTGGTCATTGCAGACGTTCCACTAGGTCCAAATCAATCTTTAAGAATAACAGGAAACAGGGGTGAAATTGATACTACACAATATCAACTTGCTTTTGCTACTCCTATAAATACTGGTAATTTATTAATTGTGATCAGAAAACTTTATATATAATGATAGTTCTGGACCTTTCAATATTGAATCAGAAAGGGACACCTATGTTCAACTCTGATACATTTGCCAACCGACCATCATTTGGTATTGTTGGCAGAATTTTCATTTCAACTGATACAAAGGAATTTTTCAGGGACACAGGCACCAGTTGGGAATTAATTGGCGGGCCCGGATCTGGTACAATTACCGGATCAGGGGCAGCAACGCAAGTTGCATTTTGGAATGGTACCAGTTCAATAAGTGGATCTAACAATCTTTTTTGGGATTCTACCAATAATTATTTAGGTATTAATACTAATACTCCCACAACTGCACTGGATGTTCACCACTCTACTCCTTCAGGTGCAATTTTAAACCAAACTACTGCAACCAATAATAATACAATAAATTTTCAGACAAGTGGTTCAGGTAGATGGCGAATCGGAAATTTTTACACTGCTGGTGCTGATGATTTCGGGATTTTTGATGTTGTTGGATCATTGCAACAATTAACCATTGTCAAAACAACTGGTCAAACTTTTATTGGTGCAAAAACAACTGCCGGTGGTAGATTAGTTGTAAATAGTGCAACGGCTGACAATCATTTGCAAATTGTTGGTGCTAATGCACCATCAATTAGGATAGATAATGCTGGATCAGGTGGAACGCAAAGATTTGCAATAGGAAATGCAACTGCAACAAATAATTTTATTCAGGGTTCTGCTGCTGGTGATTTTTGTATCACTACTGCTTCAGCTGGTCCATTGTTGTTTGGTATGTGGCAAACTACCAATGCAAGTGAGGTAATGCGGATAACTACTGCAAACAATTTGCTAATTGCATCCAGTGTTGACAATGGAACTCGTTTCCAAGTTACTGGAAATAGTACAATTAGTGGAAATGTAGCAATTGGAACTTCAACAATAAATGCTTTTCAGGCAAATATATTTGGATCGTTACCATTATTTTTAACATCCAATTCAAGTGCTAATGTATCAACATATGGTGCTTTTCAAATGTATAGGCAATCTAATGCAATTGGCGATGGTGTTGGATTAGCTTTAGGAATGCAAAATTTAGCGAATGCAAACATTGAAACTTGTTATATTGGAACAATTATTACCACTAATACAACTGGATCTGAAAATGGAGATTTGGCATTTTACACTACTGCAGCCGGTGTTGCAAGAAATCAAAGAATGAGAATTAAATCTAACGGAATTATTAATTTATCAAATGTTCCAGCAAGTTCAGTCGGTTTGGTAAGTGGTGATATTTACCAAACTGCTGGTGTTTTAAATATAGTCCCATAAAAATTAAAATATAAAATATGAAAGCAATTCAACCAATTCAAATTTGGGTTAACGGACAAGAGCAAACAGGATCTTGGTTAGGTGCATATATCATTAATGATAATTTAAGCGATTCAGCACAATTCTACTGGTGGATAGCTAAAAATGGATCTGATGCAGATCATTCTGGTGCCACACTAACAAGCGGAAATCTAACCATTTCTGGTGAATCTTATATTGATTGGAATGATGAAATTGATATCAATGAGGGTGCCTACGAATGGATAGCTTTGCAGCTTAAATTAACATTGATATATATTTAAACAATTTAAAATTTGACAAATGAACGAAAAACAAGCATTGGAAGTAATTAAGGCAATTTTAGACCTGGCAACCAGTAAAGGGGTATTTTCTAAAATAGATGAATCATTTACTGCTATTCAGGCATTTAATGTAATTGCCGAAAAATTTAAAGATGAACAGGGTAAAGATGCAGACACAAACTGATCCAACACACATTGCCACATTTAGCACAATTCTTTTTTCCTTGTTAGGAATTCAGAATATATCTGAATTAGCAAATGTTATTTTTCTTGGTGCCAGTACAATATCCTGTACAATTTCAATTTTGGTAGGTTTAAAACAATTAAAAAAGAAATAATGAAAAGAATATTAAAAAACATTAAAACTTCATTTTTTGGTTCTATTGCTGGTGGATCCCTGATTGTTGATGGTATTGCACAAAACAACTGGATCACTATAATTGCCGGTATTGCTGCTGCCATTACTGGTCTATTGGCAAAGGATAGTGATGTCCAATAAAAATAAAATTTATATTGGGTTAGCGGTTTTACTGATCTTATTAATCGGCAAAAAAGTGAGTGCACTAAATATTATTAAAAAGTTTGAAGGGTTAGAATTAACCGCATATCCTGATACTGGCAATATTTGGACTATTGGATTTGGTTCAACTATAAATAAAGATACGGGACAGGCAATTAAACCAGGTGATAAAATTGACCTAGAAACTGCTGAAAGGTGGTTAAAAATTGATATTGCTGAACGTGAAAAATATATTAAACCATTGATTAAAGTTCCATTAACTGAAAATCAAAAATCTGCAATAATAAGTTTAGCATATAATATTGGCACTGGTGCATTTGCTAAAAGCACTTTATTGCGTTTGCTTAACCAGGGATCAGATAAAAAACTGGTTGCAAATGAATTTTTAAAGTGGAATAAGGTTAAAGGAATAGAGGTCAAGGGATTGACAAATAGGCGTAAATTAGAACGGGAATTGTTTTTAAAATAGGTTTTGGTTAATCATTTGAGGTGTTTTAAAGGGGGAAATTTTCATTTCTCCCTTTTTTTTTGCCTTAAAATTTGGAATTATCAACAAAAGTTATTTAAGTTCGCATTGACAAACGATTTTTAATAACATTTTAAACGAAAAACAAATGAAAAAAACTACACTTCAGATCGTTCTGATCGTTCTGCTTTGCTTGTTAATGTGTTTTGCTGACAATTTATGAGGTTAATTGCTTGGGTTATATCAGTAACTTATCTGATATTATTTGGCATCCCCATTGCCATTGGATTACTCATCATTTTACAAATTATCTTAATCGCAAAATTTATCAGCAATGTTAGAAAAAAAAGAAAAAAGCATAATCGTTCACAATTACCTGTATGGTCTAATTACTTTCCTGACCAATCACAGAATTCCATTTACTGAACTGCCTGAAGGAAAAATTCAAATTTTCTATCCTTCTGAATTAACTTTATTCCAAATAGGCTACCACTTCGGAAGGTATGCCGAAATGCAACACAATTAATTTTATGGAACTATTTAACAACTTGCGGGAAACTATGCTGGAAATTGATTATATCCAGCAAAAAGTAGATCGTTTAAAACTTTGCCAAACTTCAGGTGAAATTTCAAATATAATTATCAGCTTTGACACTGGATCAAGTCGCAAAATAATAATGCAGATTGATACTGATATATCCCTGGTGAATGAAATTAAATTACTGATCCAGGCAAGTATTGAACTTTATGAACAACAAATTTTAGATCTTAAATTAAATTTTTAGTGAAAAAAGATGAAATTCCATTACCAATAGGTATTAAAGGAAGATTATTGGAAATATGTTACGAAAGGTATGGTATAAAAGATTTCAATGAATTAGCTAAAATATATTATCCTAATACAAAATTTACATTTATGAATTATCAATGGTGTTCCGCAAATGGATTTTTATTTCCAATATTTAATATGTCAAAAAAACATATAACTAATACAATTAATTGTTTATCTGGAAAAACAAAAACTAATTATATACCAGATGAACATTTTGTAAAATGTCATCCAAGAAATCTAAATAGAGAAGAATGGATTAATGTTTTTTTAGAAGAATTAAAAGATAGATTACAAATAAAAAAAAATAAATTAGTATGAAACCAGTAAAAATGAACGGCTTTGTGTATTATTTTGAAGTGTTTATGACAGGAAATGAACCATTTATTTTAATGTCCACAACTGAATATCCCAGCGAAGGATTATCTAAAATTTATTTTTTACGCAAATATTCTATGAAATACGCAATGGAAGATTTTGTGAAATATGAATCCAATATAAAAGAACGCAACACACTAAAAAATAATGAAGTGCGTTAATTGTTTCAAAATTTTCACAATAACAATCCACAGGGGCAAGGTAGGTCAACCGCTTTGCCCCTATTGTTTAACCTTAAATAAATATAAAAATGTCGCAAAGAAACAAAGATTTACCAGCAATGCCAGTGCACCCAATGCAGGACAAATTCGGTCAAGTTATCCTGATGGCAGGAATGTCAAAACTTGAAATTACTGCACTAAATATCCTGACTTCACAATTACGCAAAAATAATGTA